AATCGATTTGGTGGTATGTAAAATGCTCCAAGAACTGCACCAAGATCATCTGTGATAAGTCTTATCCGACTAATTATTGCCTCTGCACCACTTGTCTCACCAACAAGATACATACCAACTGAAGCAAACCCAAAGAAGTTTGCATCTGACTTCTGATTTAGTGACTGTATGTCAATGTTTAGAACTGTAGTGGTTTCAGAATATGCAGATGAAAGACCCACATTTGCTGCGTATGGATTATTAGTAAATGTAATTGTAGGATTATTGAAAGGTCCGTCTTTGTGATTAGGTGCTGCTAATCTGAATCTTAAATCTATACCTTGACTTGCATCCTGAGTAGTTATTGATATACCACGAACTGTTTCACCAATTTGGAATGCACCCTGTACAGGTGTTACTTCTAATAATTTTGGTATAGTACGGATATTGTTTGCTAACATATCCTCACCAGCAAATGAACTGAAGTGGTTCGTACCTGGTTTCAATCGAGTGCCTGTGAACGCAATGTTCTGCTCTCTCATGTTTGGAATAGCTTCTTCGTTAACTATAATATCATTTGAAAATCCAATACCATCGTTCTGTACTTCAAATATTCTTTCTGTGAATACATCTGATTCAGGATTTAGAATCAAATTACCACCCCAATTTCTCTCCATATATGGGTTGACATTTTCTACCCTTGTAGCGAAAGGTTGCTCTCTATCCAACACCTCAGTGTAATCCAAAGTGACAAGATCACCTGTCTTCTTGATATTAGGTGAACCTAGGTCTTCGGCATATCTGGGATCGACTGATAGATCTGGAGTGCCATTAGTACCCACAACACTAGCAGAACCGATAAGCAAATCAATACTGTCTGTGTGCTTTCTAGAAACGAGTTTTCCTTCATTGATATCGTACTTTAGAAATGGTACAGTTTTGTCAGCAACATCAAAGTTATTGAATGGGTCAACTACAAATCCATTTTTAAATCTGTCTAATCCAGTGGTGGGATCAGTAATAACAAGACTCTCTGTTTTAGATTCAAGTAATGATAGAGATGTTGTCTCTTCTAAGTTTTCTATTCTATTCTCAAGGACACCAATGTCCTTCATAGTAAATCGTTTGTTACCACGGAAAGTGATTGTTACATCTTTCTTAGCATCATAAACATATGGTTTATATTCTATCTTTGCAAGTTCAAACGATTCAGATATACCTTCTGGTTCTACTGGGTTTACAGCAGGTGTTCCCTGCTTTACAGTGAATGAAGAGTCTCTGTTGATGAACAATCTATCTATTCTACCAAGGTAGTGTTTGTAATCAAACGTAAGATTTTCGTTAGAAACTAAAACACTAGGTGATTGTCCACCACCACTAAAATCTCTTGAGTCAAATTCAAATGGTGATCTACTACCAGAGTATGCTGCTACCCTTGGTCTAAGGTCTATTACGTCTGTATTTCTTATATTATCAAAAGCAGGTACAGTGTCAAAATTTGTATAACTGTTGGCTGTAATAACGTCACCAGAATCTTCTGAGTTTATAACATAATGATCGAAGTAAATTTTCAACTGACCTTGTGGTTCAGGGAATCCTTGCTTACGAACTATTCTACCAAAGTCATAGAACTCTTCTCTCTGCCCTGTGTCAAGAATGAAGTTACGTCTGATATTAGGATCTCCTGTATTTGCATCAGATAATATGGCTTTGACACCACTTTCTTGGAATGTAACCTCTTCACCTTCTATGAAGGCACTAGAATTCTTAAATATTACATCTACCTTGGTTGTGCTATTTCTTGCTAATACCATAGCAGCAGCACCAGAACTCTTACCAACACCAATCTCACCAACTATCACGTCAGTATTGTTTCCATTAGGTCCGTTGTAAGAACCTAAAGTTAGATTAGGAATAGATGGTGCTCCTGTACCTGATGATTCAAACACAGCAGCAACTGATACAACATCAGGAACGTCTAAAGATATTTCTCTGTCCTGTACTCTCTTACCAAATACTTCGCTCGGTGTCAATCCATCAGTTATACCTGTAGTAACACCTGAGTTTGATCTACTTGACCCATTGACAACAAGAGTTGCATTTCTTGTAAGTGTCTTTTGTTTTGATTTGACTTTAGATTTTTGTTGTGTGCTATGCACCACAACATTACCTGACTGAGATGCAGTCAATCCTGATATTGTGACACCTTTACCACCACCTGTCAATACAACTTGATCAGATGTCAGCACTTGGATGGATCCATCATTGTATGATATTGTATATCTTTCTTCATCAAAAGGTGCGTATACAAAATCTGTGCCTGTCAAAGATGGTAAATCCATTTGACCATTTCCATCTGTGCTTTGACCTGTATTCTCAACTCTTACTTGTAGAAGCGAGTCAGTAAGATCTAGTGATTCTATGTTTGTGTTTGGTAATTCTGCATATAAGAATCCACTTGTAGAACCTCGTAGTTTACCTGCTACAATTTTGAGGTCACTTACAGTTGTAGTGGAACTAGGTAGTGCCTTATGACATATACCTGAAATAGTATTAGGTGCTGCTACTACAGTTATATTATTGGTGGAAGGACTGACTGCACTCACAACGTTGAATGTTACGTCTGTAACACCACCACGTTTGTATGCGATGACATCACCAATCTTGAAGTTCCTCACCCATCCAGTTGTACCACTGGTAACTACACCACCACTTGTGATGCTAAATGATCTACCTGTAAAATCTTTTTCTGTTTCAAGCACAACATCAGCAGCGAATGTTCTACTTGCTGCTGTGGATCTAATAGATTTAACATCACTTAGATCAAACTCTGAGATTGCATTTATTACTCTACCATTCAAATTACCATTTATTATTATCTGTTCGCCTGTAACAAATTTACCAGATACCTGACTCAATACTATTGTTGTAGAGTTAGATACTGCAGTTTTGAGGAATCCTCTTGCACCACTTCTCTTACCCTCTATTGCAGCAGGTAATGCTATTGTGTGTGCTTGGTTGACTGTAAGAGATGTATCTGTTTGTATATCAAATAAGAATATCTCAAATACACTGGTATTGTCAACATAGCCTGCATTTTGGAGTTTGTAGTCATAGACTCTTGCCCTTCCAATACTATCGCCAGCTGCTGTAGACTTTGTGGAGCCTAATCTGGCACTTCTCAAATCTACATAATCAGATGTAGCAGCAGATAACTTGATCTGTGCTGCGTTCAAAACATTGTTCAATCTTAGTTTGTTTCCAGCTTCAAAAGGAACAGCAGAAGTTTCAACCAGTCTAGTTGTTCTTGGTTTTTCTACATCAATATAATTAGAACCAACTGAACTGGTCTCATATCCCTTGACATATGCTTTACCAGGACCTACCCTTATATTCAGTAAATCTTTAGATGGTGTATTTCCTTCGTCTGTTTTTCCCTCTGGGAAGAATGTTCCAAACACTGAGTGTCTATCATTCAAACATTCTTTCGCTTCTAAATCAAACTTTCTAACATAATAATCGCCACTCTCATCATATGTTCTTCTTGCAAATTCTTTCGCTATCTCGCTGTATAGCGTTGTTTCTATAATTTTTTTACTTGCACCTGTATCAAGACGTTGTAACTCGATGAATGATTCATCTTGGAAGTCTGTTAGTTCCTTTTTAGTGAGAGATAAACTAATCTTGAGCCTATCAGCACCAGGAGCAGTGTAATTGGAGAATCCAGCAGCATTATCATATAAACTGTTATCATCAACAGCAGTGACAATCTCTTCTCTAACATCGAATCCTACCCTGTATGATGGTATGTTTGTATACTGATCAAGAATTATTGTCTCAGGATTGACTTCTATAAAAACACCTCTTGCAAAGAATACACCTCTTGTAATCGAAAATGCAGATCCAATTGATGTGGCACCTGAATTTATAGCAGTGGCAAAATCAGATCCATTCGATATAGTTGTTGTACCATAAGTAATGTCTGCAAGTGTTGTTAGAGTTTCACCGTCTGTAAATTGTTCAGACAAATAATCATCAGAACTCTTCTCGTACTTGACAAATAATGTTGTATTATTTGTAACAGAGTTGGTTGATGATAATACTTTGACAACCTTTGCTGTGATACCAGATGTTTTACCTTTTATAGTTACACCAACTAATTTGTCATAATACAATTCTACTGGAACACCAAAAAATGTAGATTCTATTTTGACAGATGTATATTGGTTATCATATCTGAACACGCCAGGAATCACCATTGATCCCTCTTTGAAGAAGTGTTTACCCATCTTCTCAACCTGTCCTTGTAAGATGGATTGTAGGGTAGTTAGTTCTCTTGCCTGTATCGGACTGCCAGGTTTGAATAAGACTCGATTGAAATTTTTAGACGAGTCAAAGTCATCAAAATATGGACTGACGTTTAGGTTGGTGTTCTGTGGCATCGTATCAGAATTCTAAGATAATTTTAATATCTTCACGTTGGTTAGTTGCTCTGGTCACTTCTGGTCTTTGGTCAATATAGATCATGTTGCCAGAATATTTTTTGATCTCTGGATTAGCAAGTCCACTGTTATATGTCTGACCAAAATAATATGTTCTTGAGTTTACTGTAGTGGAGACTCCTGTAAAACCTGTATCTATTGATAGGGTTTCTGTACCTCCTGTGGTTTGAACGATTATATTCGTAGTACCACCAGTAGCAGGTGTCGCAGTAAATCTATTTAGTTTGTATCCGTAGGTGGGTTTATCACCTGAGGATGTATTTGTAGCAACGGATCTGTCTTGCCAATACTGCAGTGATTTAGTCACAGGATCATATCCTATGATTTTACCAATCGCAGTAGATCCTACTCCTACAGTTTGAGTCACATCACCATCTACCTGCACAGTCATACTTGTTGTTGCAGCACCAGCGAGTCTCAAACCATATACACCTGAAGCAGAGGAAGCAGTAAGTAAGTCCGTGCTACCAAATTGTTGTGGA